CTTGCCAATCATATATCTCACTTAAACTTTCTGGATATCCTAGTCCCCTTATCCAATTGAATATCTCTAGATAGTTTTCTAAATTTTCATCTACAAGAAATCTATAATTAAAATCACCAAATTCAACTTTATCACCAGGACGATCAATATTCTTAAGGTATGTTGATTGAATAGCAGTCCCCATTGAGATAGCAGGTAAGTTTGCAGAATTGCCAAAGAAAGCAACTTTAGGTGCTCTCTGCAACGTAAACTTAAAACCAGTAGGAGATAAGAAATTCCTATTACTTATCTGTTTTTCAAAGGGATTCCCGTAAGACATCGTTTTCTAAGTATTTAGATTAAAAAAGGGGAGTCCGAAGACTCCCCTCACTTCCTTCACACGGATGTGAATATTGTATCACATCAGGTTCTTAACAGCAACACGTCTGTAGTAACGGTTAGCGTTAATGTTAAGGGCACCTAGTTGTGCTTCGGTTCCTTCAGCGAAGGGATTCGCTACCATTCCGTAACGAGTCTTGAAGCCAATCTTGGGCTGGAAGGTGTCCTCTCCAACGGCGCGTACCATCTGGAGGGGAACATAAGGACAATAGAAGAGTCCAGCGTCATAAGGAGAAGTACCCTTATAACCTACAACGTAATACTGATTACCAGGAGTTCCGTTAGCGGAAGTCAGGTTAGCAGCATAAGGATCGATGTATACACGATACTTACCTTGCAGAACACCAGCGAAGGTGTTACCGGTGTCGTCAACATTAAGGTTGGCGTTCAGGGCAGGGGTGTAATCAAGTACACCAGCCATGGTGAGAGCAGAAGCAACGTCAGCGGAGCAAAGGATTGTATTGCCCTTTCCTCTACGAGTTCTTTGTGCAATCGCGTTAGCGTCTCTTTCGATCTGGAACAGGAGTCCCTTGAACTTCTCAACACTCCAGCGTCCGTTGGAGTCGATATCGAGATCGAACTCACCAGCGGTAGCGGTGTTTTGAACAGCACCTTGCTCAGCAACCTTATAGATGGTACGGATAACTTCGCGGTTGATCTCAGCCAGAATCTCAGTAGAGAGGATATTGGCGAGTTCAGCCTCGGCGTTTAAACCGTGGATTGCTTTCAGATCTTGTGCCAGTTCCAGGGAGTACTCAGCTTTGAGGGCGCGTGACTTAGCAGTAACGGTTACCTTCTCAATGCTGAATGCCATCTGGTTGAAGGCATTAGCGGCAGCATCACCGAGTGCCTCAGCATCACCAGTTTGCATACCCTGGCCAACATTGTATCCAATAGAGGATGCAGAACCAGTTGGGTTAAGAACAGAGGGATTAGTACCACCTTGTGAGGTTGTACCCATACCAGCGTTGTGATCGGAGTGGCCACCAGAGAGGTTACGTCCGAAGTTCTGTCCAGCGAATGCAGAATCAGGCTCATTGTAGAACGCTTCGGCTCCAGACTGATTCTGATAACGTGAACGCATCGCGAAGATGAGTCCAGTAGGGCCACTCATGGGTTGTACGCCAGCCAGATCATAAGCGATCAGGTTAGGCATGGAGCGTCTGATCAGAGAGATCAGAACGGGATCGAAGTTGTCTACACTTGAACCGGTTGAGTTGGTGGGAGCAGCCTCACTCAGGAGGGATCCACCAGTCTCAAAGGAGGAAGACTCCTTCAGGAATTTTTCTTGGTTTTCGAGCAGGACAGCGGTTACAGCCTTTCTATGAGGATCTTTGATAGACTCAAGTCCATCGTACTCAAGAAGGGGTGCCCACTTCTCCTGCAGCTGTTCGGATTGGAACATTGCGGGTTACCTATTTAAAAGTTTAGTGTTTGTTTAATATTGAATTCAGGATTTGCTAAAAGTTCCCAGAGATCTGAGATAAGCACTCATTTGATCAGAATACTGCTGATGGTTATGAGTTTCGCCTTCAGACAGGGTTTCAGTTTTAGCGACGGGAGCAGTTTTGGGGAAATAAGATTCCTTTAATGTCTCCAGCTTTTCACGATAAGATTCTTCACTTTCAAACTCTACACTTTCGGAAAGTGAGGCGAGCTTCTCCTTCTGAGTGGACGCAAGTCCTTCAGAAACTTCATCAAGGATACCGTCTGCAACAGACTCAGAAAGTCTGCCGTTCAGAGCAATATTTTTCTCGATTTGCTCGTTGAGTTTTGTCTCCATATCATCAAGTTTTTCTACCATGCTCTCAAGCACATCATATTTTTCTTCAGGAATTGATACATAATGTTCTTCAAAAAGGCCCTTCATTCCTTCAAGGAATGATTCAGTCATTTCAGTCTTGAGTCCTGACTCAATGGCAAGTGCGTTTTCTTCAAACCACTCGTCAGAGACATACTCAAGATAAGAATCAACACGCTCTGCGAGTGATTCTTTTGCTGCCTCAACTTCTTCACTGAGCTTGGCAGCATATTTTGCTTCGATTTCTTCTTGAATAGAAGCAACCTTAGCATTGATTGCAGATTCAAAGATTGTTTTTGCTTTCTCTTTGAATTCTTCGGAGAGTTCTTCGCCACCGAGAAGTGCGTTTACATCTTCTTCGACGTTATACTCGACGGTTTCAGTAGTTTCTTCTTCAGCAACTACTTCGTCTGTGGTTTCTTCTTCGATCACAGGTTCCTCGATTTCGACTTCTTCTTCCTTCATGCCAGCAGGTGCTGCCATTGCAGGTTTTGCTTTGGCATTTACAACATCCTTAACTTGCTTAAGGGTGGTGCCAGGAGTCTTCAGCTTTGCTGAATCATCATCGGGTTTGTAGTTTTCGGGGGTAGGGCCTCCGAGATCTTCGTAGGAACCAGCGACTGACGTATCCATAGGATCAGCAGGCTTGGCGTTTGCGTTAGCAGCAGTTTTGGACTGCTGTGTCTTTACTTCCATTTCTTGTAAATTTTTGCCACGAGACATTTGAACAGCTCCGTATCCGTTTTTTAAAAACTATATTTATTTATAAATTAGAAAACTTTATCAGTTATCAAAGATTGTTGAGAAAATTATTGAATAAATCCAACTTCTTTTCATCAAGTTGCTTTTGAGTAGCGAGAGTGTTAATCTCTCTATATGTTTTCTCCGCAAATTTTTCGCGAAGAATACCACCATCCCAAATCCACTCTTTTCCTTCCATAATTCCTTCAACAAATGCATCAGGAGCAGAGGGATCAGCAACAATATCAGCAGCAGTTGCTAACATAAAGTCGTCACCGACAATATTGACTCCTTCGCGTGTCATTTTAAGTGAACCAATACCTCTAGAAGAAACACCTAATTTTACACCTTCATCAATAAGTGAAGCGGCAATCTTACCCATAGGTGTTCCGAGGATTTTTGCTTTACCTATAAAGTTAGAACCAGATTCTCTCAGAGAAACAATTTTGTGAGATACACGATCTAAATTGACGGTAGGGCCGTCAGGATGTCCAAGTTCGCCAAGTGCTCTACCTGCCTGAACATGGTTTTCGTTATATCTACCAACTTCTTTGCGAAGTGTCTCCATGGGATACATTCTACCATTACGGTTTTTGATATTACCCTGAAGAAAAACTCCTTCAATATAAAGTTGTTTTTTACCGCCTTTTGATTCAACAATAAATTCGACGGATTCGATTTCTTCTCTGATAAGTTTCATCAGGCTATCCCGGTAGTTTGAACTGGTTGAATATGAATAGAACCGCCAGTACTATAAGAAATACCAGCAACTTTCACGGAAGTAATTAATCTTGCATCAACAGATGTAAATGCTGTTGAAATACCACTAGTATTTGCTGTAAGCGTCAATTTAGTCATAAAATTGCCGTTAAAATCGTTGGTGGTATCAACTGAAGCTACTGCAACATGCGAAAGAGTAGTTGTATAATTTGAATCACAACCAGTTGCTTCAAGTGTAACTCTATCTCCGACACCAAATGGCATTTGTGTGCCTTCAGGGCAAGTTACCACAGTAGTTGATCCTTTAGTAATATCAACAACTCTCTGAGATGCTTTAGTTACACCATAACCAACAGAAGTATTAGCAGGAATAATATAATCACTTAGTGATGCAGTCGGTTCACCACCAACAGCGACATAAGCATCAGTATTGATAGCAGTAATTCTCAATACACTAGTCGTCACCTTAATCGCGCTAGATTTAGCGGACGTTCCTGTGGTTGCAACACTTGTGGCAGCGCCAACTGGTTTGTGTGCCATTATTCAGACTCCTCTTCGGTTTCGTCTTCGGTTTCTAATTCGTCAGTGACTTCAAGAGTTTCCTCTTCTCCATCCTCAACTTCAATATCATCCTCACCAAATACACCATTTGCTACCATAGGACGAAATGCATCGATCCTCTCAGCGGCTTTTCCAAACAGTATCTCTTTGATCCTATCGCTAATTTGCGACGGGGACTCATCGGATACCATCATATCCATAAGTTCGTCCATGTTTTAGTCAATATTTACTATGATTTATTTATATCTCACCACCCTTGGGTAATTCGGGAGCTTCAGTTGCAGAACCGTCAACTTCAGGTTCCATAACTGGAGCACCTAAATCGCCTACTTCTCCTGAAGTAGGAATTGGTTGTCCAGTTGCAGGATCGATCTGCATTTCTGCTGGATCTGGTATAATTCCTGCAGCAATTTCTTTCTTGATCAATTTGTCTTGCTCAATAATTTCTTCATCAGTTTGACGAAGAACTTTTCTTCTGATGTAATCTTGAGAATAATATTTACCAACATATGTTTCAGCAGTTTGAACAAGAGTAAGTCTCTCGTTAATTAGTTCTGCTTCTTTTAGTTCGGCAAAATGATTATCATATAGGAAGTCATATTGAATATGCTCACTCATTACCTCCCAATCTTCAGGAGTGCAAACATTTTTTAAAAGAAGTTGAGTCTTAAGCATGTCATTGAACATTCCTGAGAATCTTTTTCTCAAGCGTCCAACAAATTTGCTAAATTTTACTTCATCTCTCAGGATCTCAGAAGATCTCCCCAAGTTAAACCCACCTTCGCCATCCATTCTTGAAGGGGGAACGTTAAGCGAACGGTAGAGTTTCTTTTTAAAATACTCAATATCAGTGATTTCACCCAGGTTTTGTCCTCCGGGGAGAGTTGAGATTTCTGTTCCTCTTCCACCTTCTCTTCTGGGAAGCCAGAAGTCTTCGAGCATTGACATAAATTTTTTGTCATCACGAATCTCACCTGTTTGTGCATTGTATACGAGTTTGTTGCGATATCTATTCATAACATCGCGAAGGTATTGTTCTGCTTTTACTTTAGGCAGATTACCAACATCAATGTAAAAAATTCTACGCTCAGGAGCACGGGATAATCTATAGATAACCAGTGAATCCTCAATCATTCTAAGCTGATTGAGAGATTTGATGGCCTTATGAAGATACGAAAGAGTTGATCCTTTATTACGATCTACAAGTCCAGATGAACAATAAGTGATTGAATCTTTTGAGAACTTGATTCCTGACTGTCCACCACCACCTGCTGTTGCTGGACTTGCCGTAGGATATGAACTCTTTGGATTATACATGAAATATTCTTCAATCTCAGGGAATTCGTATTCCATGGGATTGTCTGAACCCTTATTGATATTCGCTAAGCGAGTTTGATCATTGGGTTTTTTCTTTTGCTGACGTATATAACGCATTTTCATTGCGTCAATATAGCGCAACTCTTGAATCCCTTCATGAGGATTCTTTAAATCAATTACTTTGTGATAGTATAGACGCCCGTCAATGTACCAATTTCTGTAAATTTCGTGCGCTTTTTTGTCAAAATCTAATAAACTTAAAATAAATTTAAATTCCTCTCTAATTTTTTTCTTAATACCATCACTGGCATTTAAATTAGAAAGTTCAATTTCAACAGGAGAATCGTTTGTATCTGCTACGATTGCTTCATTAACAACATCTTCAATGGCACTATCACATTCTGGATGAAGTGCCATCTCACGATAGCGTTTGATTAAATCAAACTCTGTTTTATAGACTCCTTCAATGTCAACATATTGTCCAAAAAAACCACTTGTTAGATAGTGATCAACCCCGTCCTCATTATTAGGAGGAACGGGGGAAACCACACTGGGTGGAGTTTTTTCGGTGTCCTCAATAGAGAACCCAAATAACTTAGCCATGATTTATTCGTAGTCCTTTTATTGGACTATTTATCTGGTTACGCTATTGCGCTGATCAGAAGGGCCACCGTTGGTGCTGCTGGATCCAGCAACCCAGTACTGAACCTGGAAGGTTACAGTGAATTCTTCTATCGTATCGGTAGAATCATATGATAATGCAATTTCAGAAATTTCAGTTGGGAAGATATCACTAAAGTAATAAGTTCTAAGGGGAGCAATGTCTGTGCGTCCGCCACTTCCATCTCCACCACCTGAGTTTGTGTCAGAATTTTTTCCTTGATTTGCACCTCTGCCGAGTTGATGAACTACAGCATTACCCATATAAGAACCAGGACTGGTTGCACCAGATCCATCAGAAAGTTTGTTAATGCCGTTCATCCACTTTTCAAACTTAGTTCTAAGTCTGAAATTTTCATCATTGATGATGGTAATTGTCCAAACATCAAAGGTTCTATCACCAGCAACTTTTAAAGTTCTTCCTCT